AAACGGGGATTTAGTCCCCGCCACCACCCTCAGAGAGGGATTCACTGGCCCTTACGGGCCAGCCGAAGTGTGGCACGAGAATCTCAACGATCCTCGTCCGCGCAGTTAGTGATAACTGCCCACTCAGCGGTTCGTCGAGATGACGAAGTTGGTCCGCTGGCTCTGGTTCAAGTGCTTTAAGCATCCACCCAATTTCCTCAGGTGGAGCAATAGGCACTTTCTCTCGGTGCATGGGAGCAATCCCATCCTCACTACGTTTGCCGAGTCTCTCTTTCACGAGATACCCGTCAAAATAGTTAACGAGAGGTGTTGTGTCAACCAGGACGTTCACCAGCCATCCTTCCCAGCCGTCCCTTTGGCCTGGCTTCTTACTGCCAGGTTTATAGGTACATGCAGGTCGGTTCGGCAGGCATTCGTCAAAGGTGCCGATAAAGGCACCATCGCCCATCCCGTTAGGGATACGTGGTCTCCGCCATTCTTTCGGTGCTAGACTACGCAACCAGAGGAGCAAGCCCCTCAAAGCGTTGTGATCTATGTAGTGATTGTCCTTCTGCCGCTCCTTCCAACGATACAGCTTGTTGTGGAGGAGGAACAAGCCAGACAGACTACGCACGTCTTCTTTGACGAAGAACGGTGTAACGTCTTGTCCCGAGAGGAAGTGTTTTCCACAACTCTCCCGAAATGGACCCTTAACGAAGGTTTTCTTTTCGTTAGGAGTAAAGCCGCAAACTGCAAGCAGTTCCAACGCGGCCGGGGCCAAAGCAGATGGGACGATAATGTCATCGCCGTACACCGCTACAAGAGCGCCACTAACACCGTGAGCTTGGCACAACGCTTGCATCAGAGCCCAAAAGATCAGGGACTCCAATTCGAACGTGTAGCCGTTGCCCATGGAGCTAAACTTACGGTACAGAACTCTAGTACCGCAAGGGAGAACTCCCAACGGACTGCGACAGTGCTCAAGTGCCGCTAGCCAATCAGGTGGCAGGAGTAGGCGCACCAGCTCTAACGAGATGGTGTCACTCGCCATGGAAAGATCGATCGTCGCCACGCCGCCAGTCACTGACCCGTAAAAGGCCAGGTCCTGGTTTGTGCGTTGCGTCTTAAGATCCATTCCTGCCTTACGAAGACGCGACCGGATTACGTTACCAAGGCCTTTCTGACAGTACATGTTCAGATCAGGCTCAAGGGCGATCACACGGTCCATCTTGTAGTTCTTAGCCACATAACTAATCTTGTTGCCTGGTGCAATTGCAATTTCCAGGTCACCTTCCTCAGATGTGAGGCGCTGTTTCCAAAGCGGTACTGACGTAATCACGGCAGTAGCAAGGGCAAGATTATCGTACGTCGTCTCCGGGACACCGGAGTATTTGTAGACGGGTGCAGACACGCGTCGGTTAAGCCTCGGTGAGGCTCCGCCGGTGAAGGTCATCCGATCACGCACTTCATCCCAATCCAGAGGACCGAGAATACCAGAGATTTTCTGCTTAGCCAGCTCGAAAACTGACCAAACACCTGTCGACGCCGTTGAAAACGTCGCAGGATCCGGATGTCTCAATCGTAGATTGGTCTCAGCGCATGCCTCCTCTGCAGCATTGAAGCGCCGCATGGTTTCCTGCTTCTTAGAGGCCGACGACTTCTTGTCGTCGTACTTTGAAAGCAGCTCTTGCCACAGGTATTCTACTGCGAATCGATTGGGAGAATAATCACACCAGATCCCTTTTGGGGACCCGGGGATGACGCTCCCGTCGACGGCACAGACTTCGCTGAGGCGATCCCAGTGCGTAGCTCTAGCGAGCTTTGCAAGGAACTTGTCGAGAAAAGGAGGAACAGCGACGTTAACAGGCCGATTACGGCCAGGAG